CACATGCTCCTGCGGCCAGCGTTCGCGCTGTTGATGGGATGGGTGGTGAAGCAGTGGATGTGATCTTGCTGCATAACAAGTGAATACGCCGACCATGCACAGTCACCGCCAAAACCGTAGCCGCTGGGCGCATGTCAACACCCCCGATGGTTTGCGCCGTCGCCGCGCCATTGCCGACGCACTGCGCGAGGCTTTGGCCGCGACCCTGCCGCCCGCCGTTGAGGCACCGACACCCGGTGCGCACTGGCAGCGGATCGTGATTGACCTGCATGTGCCGACCTCTGGCCGGTGCGACCAGCACGCAACGCTGATCGACGGCGAGCGCGTGGGGCTGCTGTCAGCGACGGAGATTGGCCGGCGCGTGCGTGGGCTGATCCGCAGCCGGCCGAGCGTCAGCGTGATTGCCGATGCACGGCGCGATCTGTACGCGACAGCCCGAGACGAACACGACGCAGCGATGGTGCGTGCGGGACGACCGGGCATAGCAGCCCGGCGATCGCGCCGGCCTACCCCGCTGACCGCATGGCCGCCGCGACCTCTGCCAGCAGCTGCTGCAGCGCCTCGACGCCGGCCAGGTCGAGCTGGGCGCCGGCCATCGTCCCGGCCACCACCCACAACACGCACCGGTCTGCCGGTTCGGCGACCACCGGCCAGACCTTGGTGCCGTCGAGCCCGGCCACCTCGCCGACCAGGACATGCGGCACGTTGGGCGCCGCGGACAGGGGCATCAGGCCTGCTGGTCGCCGCCGTCGATGTGCGACGGCTCGCCGCCGGCCGGGTACGGCCTGGCATCACGCCGCACCGACAACGGCGGGCCGTTGCGCCATTCGTCCCAGGTCAGCACCAGGTGCCCGGCGATGCCCAGAGCCAGCAGTTCCAGGAAGGCGGTGTCGAAGCCCTGCCAGGTCAGCGATGCCGCCAGGATGCACACGCAGGCCGCGCTCGCATAGGCCGCGATTACCGCAGGCCGGTGCACACGCCGGTCGAGCGGTGCCACGCGCCCGATGACACACTCCACCGCCGTCACCACGGCGATGGTGAAGCCGATCATGTCCAGCCAGGTCATGCCTTCCCCTCGATGCGTGCCGCAGCCGCCTTGATGAGCCTGGGCGTGGCCACCGACAGGCCCTGGATGATGGGGTGGAGCAGCACGCCGACCGTCAGCGCCGCGCCCTTGCTGGCCAGGGCCGGCGAGATGGCCGGCAGCCACGACGACAGCAACGGCCCGATGGCTGACGCCGCGATGGCCGACGCGCAGACTGCCGCGGCGAACAGGCACACGGCATGCCAACGCCCCACCGGCGGCGCAAAGCTCACACCGAACACGCACCCGATGAGCGCGGCCGTCAATGTGGGCGCGTCCACGCCCAGCAGGGTCAGCACCGACCCGCCCACACCGGCCGCCAGGCCCTGCACCACCGCCGTGGGAACCGTCATTGCCTACCCCTCAAGAACTCAGCGGCGACCACCAGCAGGCCAGCCGCAAACATCAGCCCCACGGGCAAGCCGGTGCCCTCATCGCAGACGCCGACATCACGCGATGACAGCCGCTCATACCAAAGCACGCACGCCAGGCCCGATGCCTGGGCGCAGATGCCGAAGGTGCACACCAGGGCCAGCAGGCGGTCGGCGCCGGCCTTCAGCAGCCCGAACAACACCAACGCCAGCAGGTAGGCCAACGCCGCGCCGGCGCGCGGCTTGTCATCCGCCAGCACCCAGCCGAAGCAGGCACCGGCGGTGGCCAGCAGCAGCACCAGGGCTTTCACTTGCCTGGGCGCCAGATCGGGCGCGTGGTCTCGGCCAGGCGTGCGGCCTGGTCGGCCGGCGCGGCGAAGATGGCCAGGCGCACGATGGCACGGGCCAGGTAGCTGCGGAATGTGGTCAGCACTTCAGGCTCCTGTGTAGGGTTGATTCGCGCCGCGCCCCGTGGTCACGGGGTGGCGGGCCAGCTGGGCAAGTTGACCCGCGCGCTGGGCAAGACAACCCCGACGGCCTCGCGCACCTCGCGCTCAGTCACGTCAGCCGGCTGCCGGCGACCCAGGCTCTTGAACGCTTCCATCTGCGCAGTGGTCAGCAGGTCAGCGGCCAGCGTCTCCAGCGAGGTGCGCAGCGCCGGGTCGCCGAAGTCCAACCCATTGGACTCGAACACCTGCAGCACCCGCGCGATGGCGCGCGCCCTCAGCCGGTTGGCAAGGGTGGGGCTGGCCGCATTGGCTGTCGCGTAGTTCTCCAGCGCGCTGAGAGTCACCTCGAACGCCAGCGGGCCAGGCAGCTGGCCAATCGACGGCCAGCGCGCCGCCGCGCTGCGCGCTGTGATGACCTCGCCGGCCTGCACGCGCTGGCCGAGCAGCCGCAGCATCGACGTCAGCGCCACGATGTTGCCGGCTGCGGCCAGGCGCTGCAGCTGGGGGCTGGCCTGCACCGCAGCGCGGATCTCGTCTGCGGTCATGTCAGCTCTCCACCAGTGAGTCAACGGCCAGGCTTTCGATCTCCAGCGTGCAGAGCAGGTAGGTGGGGTACGCGACCGCGATGGAGAAATCCCGATACCACCCCTGCATCATCAGCGGCGCATAGGTGCCGCTGGCTTCCGGGATCCACTGGCAGATGGTGGCCCGCAGGTCGGCCAGCAGGCTGTACACGCGCTGGAAGTCGGCCAGCGGCACCCGCACCTCACAGCTCAGCCGGCGGCTGAACGCGCGCCGCACAAACGTGGCGCGGCCGAATTCGTCGGTCTCTTTGCGGCTGTAGTCGGTGATGCCGATGCGCGCGTTGCCCTGGGTCTCGCCGACGTCGAAGCCGCCACCGTAGTACACCTCGCGCAGGGTGGCGTACTCGGTGAGCGTCGGGCCAGCCAGGATCACCACATGCGCCACGGCGTTCGGGTAGCCCGCGGGGATGCCCGTGAGGTGCCAGTCGACCAGCTGCCAGCTGTCGCCGGCATCGGGCCACGCGGGGTAGCCGTAGCGGTCGTCGGCGAACGTCTTGCTAGCCGAGTACACAACGGCCCCGCTTGCGCCGTCAGTCACCTTGATGGTGGCCGACACTCCACGCATGCCGACCAGGCTGATGCTGTCGGCGCCGCCCAGGAACATGCTGACCGCCAGGCTGTAGAAGCCCACCAGTGCGGCCTGGTTGTCGGCGACACCATCCCAAGGTCGGTACTTCTGGGTGGCGCTGACTTCCACCCAGTTTGTGGCATCGCTCTCCGGGGCGGTGGTGCCAGCCCCAGCGGTCAGTCGACGGTAGATGCGGTGCGTCTGTGTGCGCACCACCAGGTCATTGATGGCGTAGGTGGCACCGCTCACCCACAGCGGCGCGTCGCTTTCGTCAACCACGATGGGGCTGAGGCCGATCGTCACGCCGTTGATGTCCATCGCCGCGATGTATCCGGCGGTGTAGCTGTCGGCGGACCGGCTGGCAGCCGTGGCGGTCAGGCGGGGGATGTAGCTGGTCGGCGCACTGGCCACTTCGAGCTGGGCGCCCCACATGTAGACGCCGTCGCCGACCGCGCCGCCGTAGTCGGCGTCGGTGGCGTCTTTCAGCTGCGCGAGGGCACTGGGCGTGGTGCCGCCGGTGCTGACATTGGCGACCACCCAGCAGCGCCACCACCCACCCGCCAGCGCCGTGGCGCCGCTGGACAACACGCCGGCAACGCTTGACGTGATGCCACCCGTCGACAGGTTGAAGGTGGCGCCCGGGTACGTGCTGGCCTTGGTGCCGACCTTCAGGGCGACGCGGGGGACCTCCACGGCCTTGATGAAGACCGAGAACGTCACCACCGCGCTGTCGGCGATGCCCGACACCGTCTGCGACACCTGGCGCTGCAACACGCCGGTGGTGTTGGCCGTCAGCTTGCTGACGCTGCCCGATGCGCCATCGGGCTTGGTGGTGGTGACTGGCGCAACCAGCACCGCGTCGCCGGTGTCGTCGAATTGAACCCACGGCCTGGTGCCGCCAGCCTCGGCCGTGTTGCGCAGGTCTTCGCTGAACTGCAACAGGTTGCTGGCCGCCGCCTCCATCAGGATGCGGCCGTCAACGTAGCGCGGGGCGTCGACGGCGGCGGTCTTGAGCAGGCTGTCGGTGCCGACGTAGGTGCCGCTGCTGGCACGCGCGAAGTTGCCGTTGTCGGGGGTGGCGCTGGACTTGATGACGATCATGGTCAGGCGGCGACAGTGGCAAGGGGGTTGTCGGCATCGGTGTTGACCGTGATGCCGCGGTCGATCACTTCCTGCAACTGGCGCGTGGCCTTGTTGGTGTTGACGGCTGTTGCCTCACCCACGGTGTGCAGGGTCTGCAGCAGTTCGCGCATGCTGCGCAGCTCGTCGAGCACGCCGCGGGCACCAGTGGCGGCGCCGACTTGGTCGCCGGTGAAGGCGCCGATCGGCGCCGCCCCATTGAGCGGACCCGCCGTGCTGATTGCCCGGCCCTGGTAGGCCGAGTTGGCCGGCAGGCCCTGCAACTGGTTGGCGATGCGGCTGGATTCCTGCGCCACCTCCAGCGCCGTGGATGCGTTGTTGCGCACCGCCTCCAGCAGAGACCGCGCGCTGCCTGGAATTCGGGCGCTTGCCTGCACATCACCGCCGCGGGCAGCAGCCAGGTCAGCGAGGTAGGTGTCGCGCAGCGCCGGCAGCGACTGTGCGCCGTTGCTGTCGACCGTGGACAGCTCGCGCAGGAAGTCGCTGATGCCCTGGCCGGCACTGGCCAGCTCTTCCACCATGCGCTTCTCGTCGGCGAGTGCGTACAGCCGCCGCTGCAGCGCCTGGTTGGATGGGTCGAGGGCTGCGATCTCGCGCTCGCGCAGTGCGGCGGTGTCGCCCTGCAGCTCGAGAAGCTGCTCTTCCAGGCCGGCGCGCTCGTCGGCGATGCGCTGGGCCGCGCTGGCCTGGTCCTCCAGCGCCTGCCTGTAGGCGGCCGTCTGCTCGGCTGCGGCCTGTTCGGCAGCCGCCGTCACCTCGGCGAAGGCCGGCGCCAGCTTGATCATGGCCGCGTAGGTGTTGCGCCCGGCCTCGGTGTTGATGTCTTGCGCATCCACCAGCGACCGGTAGGCCGCCGCGTTGGCCGGCAGCGACTGGCCGAGCTGGGCGAACGCCGACGACAGGCTGCGCTGCGCCATGGCCAGCCGCTCGCTGTCGGTGTACATCGTCGCCAGGTAGCCGCTGAGGCCGGTCGCCAGCTCACCCACGCCGCCGAACGCCTTGGCCAGCCCCACCACCTCGGCCTGGGTGAGCCCCATCGTGCCGCCGAACTGTTCGAACACGCCACGCAGCTGGGCGATGCTCTGCACCATCGCCTGCACCGCCTCGATGGTGGGCCGCGAACCCAGGTCGACCAGCAGGCCGTCTGCCCAGCCGGGCAGGTCAGCCGCCACCAGCGCATCGCGCAACACTCCGCCGGCAGCCGCGGCAAACTCCTCGAAGCCCTTGCTGGCCGATGCGGCGTAGCGGGCAAACGAGTCAGCCAGCACCCTGCCGTCGGCGCCGCGGATGGTGATGCGCCCGGCGCTGGGGTCGTCGTTGTCGGCGGCGAAGCCGGCGCGCACGTCGCCCTGCCGCAGGCCGAACGTCTGCATGGCTGCGCCGAAGGTGGCCGCCAGGCTGGTGGTGAACTGCGCCACCGTCGAGCGGATCTCGGGGCTGCTGTTGCCGGCCGCCGAGAACGTCGAGCCCAGCTGGTAGCCGCCGGCCGTCTGCCTGGTCAGCGTGGCGCCGTTGCGGCCATCGGTGCCGATGCCGTAGATCGACCCGACGTGCGGGGTGCCACCGTTGTCCAGCGACTTGGCCAGCGCGTAGATGGCGCCAGCGCCCAGCGCAATGGGGCCGAGCGCACCGACCAAGGTGCCCACGCCGTTGGCGATGCCGCCGCTGAACAGGGCGCTGCCGCTCCCCAGCAGACCGGTCACGCTGCCGCCGGCACCCCAGGCCGACAGACCCGACGACACGCCGCTGCCGAACAGGCCGAGCGACCCGCCCAGCAGGCCAGCACCCGCCAGGCCTGCGCCGGCACCCGCCGACAGCCCGCCCGCCGCAGCGCTTGTGGCACCCAGGCCCAGCGCCCCACCGATGGCGCCGCTAATGGCCCCGCTGATGGGGCTCGTCACCGCGCTGATCACCGGCCGCAGCACCATGCTCCGGAACAACCCCTTGATGTAGTCAGCGCCGCTCTTGCCGCCGTTCATCAGCGCATCGGTCAGGCTCTGCTCGATCCTGTCTGCCGTGCGCGCCCACTCGGTTGCCGCGTCCTTGGCCGCGTCGTCACTGGCCTTGCGCTGCGCCTGGCCGGCCAGCAGGCCGCGCAGCTCGATGCGGGCGTCGATCTCGCGCTGGATGGCGAGCACGGCATCGGGGTCGCCCAAGGCGGCCACCTGCTGGTCGCGCAGCCGGGCGATGGTGACTTTTTCGATGGCCTCAGCCAGGCTGATGCGGCCGCTGGCGGCCATGCGCGCGCCGTCCTCCTCGTCCTGCAGCGCCTGCACCTGGCTGCGCACGGTGGCGGCACCGCGCTCCAGCTGCTCCAGGTACTTGCCATACTCTCGCGCGGCGTCAGCGGCCAGTTTGGTGGACGCTGCCAGGTCTTCGGCCGACTGTGCGGCAGCGGCCTGGGTGATGACCTGCTCGCGCTGCTGGCGGCTGTAGCTGGCCCATGCCGGGCTGGCCTGGATCTCGGCCAGCTTCGCCTGCGTCTTGCTCAGGCCCTGGGCCTTTGCGTCGGCATCCTGCGTGATGCCGGCCAGGCCGGACATGGCGGCCATGTAGGCCCGGGCGGCGTCTTCGGCGTCCTTGAACTCGACGGGCTTGGGCTGTTTGCCGGCGGCCGCCTTCTTGTCGGTCTGCGCCTTGACGTAGGCCCGCGTGGCCTGAACTGAGGCCCCCTGCGCTGCGGCGGCCTCGCGCTCAGCCAGCACCGCCGCACGCAGCGTGCCGATCTGCGCCACCAGGGCTGCGTCTTGCGCATGGATGAGCCGCAGGCGCTCTGGGTCGCCGCCGAAGTTGGCCATGCCGTCGCGCAGGCCCTTGAGGTCGCGCTCGGCCGCCTTGAGCTGGTCTTCGGTGGTCTTCTCTCGGCCGATGCTGAGCATGGCGTTCCACGCCGCTGCAGCGCCGTCCTTGATGCCCCGCCAGGCGCGCTCGATCGAGCCGAGGTTCTGCTCCAGCTCGGCGGCCACAGTTGCGGTGGCAGACCGGTAGGCCTCTTGCGCCACACGCGCAGCCTCGGTGGTGCGGCCCTGCTGCTCCAGCGCCCGCACCTGGTCAAACACCGCGCGGGTCAGGAACCCCTCGGCCTCGTTGAGCTTGACCAGCGTCTTCAGTGGGTCGCGCCCCAGCTCGGCGAACTTGCGCGCGGTCTCGTCGATCGCTGCGCCGCCGGCGCGCTCCAAAGCGATGGCGGCCGCCGCCGTGCCTTCCAGTTGCTCAGCTGCCAGTTGGCCGGTGGCGGCCAGCCGGCCCAGCACGTCAGCGGCTTTGCCTTGCGACCCACCGCCCAGCGCCGCCACGCTTTCGGCCACTGCCTGCAGTTGCCCGGCAGTGGCGCCGGCGACATTGCCCGACAGGATCAGCGACCTGGCGAGCTGGGCCGATTGCTGCGCTCCCGCGTAGGCTGCAGCTGCCAGCGTGCCCACCGCCGCAGCCGCCACAGTCACGGGGTTGACCAGGCCGACCACGTACCCGCCCAGCGCCCGAGCTGCGGCACCGACGCCACCGAAACTGTCCTTGATCTGGCCGCCCTGCTGAAGCAGCACGGTCAGCGGGCTCTGGCCGCCGGCCAGCGATGTGGCGATGTCAGTGAACTGCGCCGGCAACGTGCGCATGGCCGCAGCTGTCTGCGCTGCGCTGACCTGGCCGGCGCGGCCGATGCCCTCGACAGCGCGCGCAGCGCGGCCGGCGGCCTCGGTCACCTGCGAATCGCCGCTGACCGACAGGCGGAGGTTGATCTGCGTGTCAGACATGGTCAGCGGCCCTGCTCACGTTGTTCACCCCAGGCCCGCAGCGCCGCGCGCTCCATGCTGCACAGGGCGTCGAACGCCTCGCCGCGCTCGCGCCGCGGCATGTGGCGATCGACGGCGACACGCACGCCGGCATAGTCGAGTCCGGTGCGGCCGGCCATGCCGCTGCGCCACTGGGTTTGCACGGCCAGCCACAGCTTCCACACGCGGAAGTTGCACGGCCAGAGGTGGCAGTCGGTGACGTCGACCACGCGGGCCGCTGGCGCATCGGCGCCGGCTTCATCGACGGGCCGCACACCGGCTTGCGCCAGGATGCGCGCCATGCGGTCTTCGTCGTCGCTGGGCGGTGTGTCGTGGGCATGGTTGTCTTCAGGTTCGACGAAGCGGCCAAGCGCCCACAGCTTGGCCGCCGCTGTCAGTTTCCCGCCCGGCCCGCCGGGGTGTGGCTGGCGATCAGCGCTTCACGGTAGGCGTTCACGCACAGCGCCTCCATGCCCACCACGCTGAGCAGGCAGTCAAGCGCCTCGGGGCTGAACGTGGCGGGCTGGCCGTCGTCGTCGAGCACCAGGCGCTGCCCGCGCCAGTCGCTGACATTGGCCAGCAGGAAGTCGCGCGCCAGCACCTTCGAATCGGGCCCGAAGGCGTCGCGGAAGGCGGCGGTGTTCAGGCGCAGCGCGCTCATGGTGAAGTTGAAAGACACATCCAGCGCGCCGTCTTTGACGCTGCCCTTCACGGGGAACTGGATGACATCACTGATGGTGAGCTTGTAGGCCATGCGTCAGTGCCCCGGTCAAATCTGCACGATGCGGACTTCGTCGTTGCCGGACGAGGGCAGCAACTTGCCGTCAAAGCCGATCATCCGCACGCCATCGCGGTCAACCTTGCGAGCGGTGGTGCGCTGCAGCTGGGGCGCAAACACGATGATCTTGTTGCCGGCCGTGCCGTTGATGGTGAAGCCCAGGCCGGTGACGGTGTTGCTGTTGATGTCCGCCATGGCGGCGACTTCCTGCGCGGCGGTCAGCTCCAGATCGAAGCTGCAGGTGCTGCTGCGGTCGGTCAGGTCGGCACGCTCGGCGCTGAGCGAGGTGAAGAACGTGGTGCGGTTGCCCAGGTCGATGTCGATGCCGGTGGACGGGTACACCGTGCCGCCCGAGATGGCGCCGGCCGAGTAGGTGCAACCCAGCGTGATGTCGACCACATTGGCCTTGTTCATCGGCAGCGGCACCTTCCACGCGGTGAGCGTGGGGCTGGGCAGCGCCACCGCGGTGACGGCGCTGTAGCTGCCCAGGAACTCGAACATCAGCTTGGACGTCTCGCCGATCTTGGCGCTGAGCTTGGCATTGCCCATGGCGCCGATCAGCTTGTGCAGCACGCCGTCGTCATAGATGTAGAGCGTGAGCGACTTCAGCGCCGTGCTGACCGGCGTGTGCTCGACGCGCGTGGGCGTGGTCAGCGAGGCCTGCGCCGTGGCGCAGCCCTGCAGCAGCGGGCCCCAGGGCGCGGCGGTGCCGGCGGTGCCGCTGCCGGCCAGCTCGCACGAGAAACTGGCGCGGGCGTTGACGGTGGCGATCAGCGACTGGCTGCCACCGAAGTACGGCAGCAGCAGGTTGCGCTCGGCGTACGTGACATTCAGCGGATCGACGCTGAAGTCACCGGCCAGCAGGATGCCGTCGGTGCCGGCCACCGGCACGGCGTCAGTGCCCTGGGTGGTTTCGACTTTGGCCAGGACGACCACATTGCGGGTGTAGCGGGGCATGGGTTACTCCGGGATGGATGGGGTGGGACGGACCCAGGCGCCGGCGGCGGCGTCCCAGGTCCACTCGCCGCCGCCTGGTGGCGTGCCGACGGGCTGCACCGGCGCGGTGCCGGCGGGGGTGTCTGTGGGGGCTGGCTTGGGCATGGTTCAGGCGTCCAGGCTGGTGCTGGCGGTGCGGTGGTGGATGACGTAGTCGGCCGACAGCACGCCCATGCGGGTGCCGATGAGCGAGGTGTCGGCGCTCAGGGTGGGCACATCGATGGCCATGGCCAGGCCGCCCAGCGTCTGGTCGGCCATCAGCCGGGCATAGACAGCGGCGTGCAGTTCCCGGCTGGCGCGACCGGACGCGCCGGCCGTGTCAGACCTGGCGAAGCACAGCACGCGCACGGTGGTGCGCCATTCAATGGGCGCGGTGGCACCAAGCAGCACCATGCGCGGGTCGCTGCCCAGCATGGCCACCGACACGGCCAGATTGACCGACTCGGGAAGCTCGTCGAAGTTAGCCTCTTCGCTGACACGGCCGCTGGCCAGCGCTGGGCCGGCCAGCAGCGCCGCGACGATGGCACCGACGATGGCGTCATGTGCGTTCATGCCACCTCCAGCATCAGATCTGTCCAGCCGGTGCCGTCCGGCTGCACGCTGACCACGCGATAGCTGTTGCCGCCGGTCACCAGGGTGCTGCCCTGCGCCGCGGCCACCGCGCTGGGCAGACCGGCCTTGTACTGGCGCGTGGCAATGGCGCCGAAGCCCTCAGCGTAGGCCGAGTCGAAGATCACGCGCGTGGGCGTGCTGTCGATGGTGGCCGCCTGGCCGAAATCGGCCAGGTAGACGCTGAAGTCTTCGGTGAAGGCCATGAGGGGCAGCCGTCAGGCTTCGACCTTGGTGGTCTTCTTGAGCGCGGCGCGGATCGCGGCCACCTGCTCGGCGCTGGCCGTCCAGCGCCCGGGCGCGTTGCCGCGGGTGGTGGGGTCGTCCTTGGGCTCGATATACAGGCCCTTGCCGGCCTCGACCACGCCACGCGCGGACGCGGTCTCGAGTTCGACTAGGCTGTTGGCCGGGAGGAAGGTGGGGCCGTCCATCGACGGGGCGAACGTGTCTTGCGTGACGATGAGCTTCATGGTGCTGTCTGGTGAGGGTTGCGGGCACCGCCCGGGCCCTTGCAGGCACCGGGCGGCGGTCAGCGCATCAGGTGCGCAGCGCGTCCAGCATCGCGGCGAAGCTGCCGGCGCGGCGGACCTTCACGTCCACGTCCTGCAGCGCCACGATGCGGCGGCCGCCGGCGGTGGCCAGTGCGTAGGGGTCCAGGATCAGATCCAGCCCGCCCCACATGCCCACCATCAGGTCGGCCCAGTTGCCGAAGGCGATGGCCGAGCACACGCCAGAGGCGCTGCCCTTGGTCAGCGTGCTGGGCATGGCGTTGGTGGCCACGGCGCCGTAGCCGTTGACCTCGTTGCCCTGCCACACCGGGGTGCCGTTGGTCGACGCGAACACCTGCGTGAGCTTCAGCTGGGCGCGCATCTTGGCGTTGGTGACATACGCCAGGTTGCCCATGTCGGCGTTGGCAATGGCCACCGCCTCTTCCAGCGACACCATGTTGGCGTAGGTGGGGGCTGCACCGTTGGTGCCGCCGGCCACCGCGCCGATGCCGGCGGTGTTGATCACACCGGTGGGCTCGGCGCCGCTGCCGCTGCCGGCCAGGCCCACGCGGTCGATCTCGTGGGCGATGCCGCTGGCCAGGTCCGCCCGCACCAGGGCCTCGATGGACGGCGTGGTCTGCAGCAGCGTCTTGCGGCTGTAGTCGGTGAACATGCCCACGGTCTTGGGCGCCATGGTCACCTGGCCGAAGACCGCCTGGCTCTCGGTCACCGCGGTGGCTTCAGCCACCCAGTAGGTGCTGGCGCCAGCGGTCATGCTGGGGATGGCGATGTTGCCCACCAGGCCGTCGAGCATGGTGATGCCGAGGCCACCCAGCACCATGCGGGCGCGCAGCAGGTCGATGAAGCTGGCCTCGAGCAAGTTGGTGGCCACCAGGTTGCCGCCGGCGTTGGCGGTGCCCACAGACATGTCGCGCTGCATCAGGCGCTGCATCAGGGCCCGCACTGCGTCAGCGGTCGGGGCCAGCGGCGCGCGCATCACGTCCAGCGGGATCTTGTAGCCGGCCGCGCGGTGGCTGGCGTGCAGCGACTGCTCGTCGACGGGGCTCTTCTTGCGGGCCTCGACCGAGCACTCGATCTCGAACGCAGCGGCACGCTGGGCGGCCCTGTCGTTCGGCTCGAGGATGGCGTACATCAGCCGCGCCACGCTGTACTGGCGCTGTTCCTTCTCGGTCAGGCCCAGGCTGGGGTCTTCGGCCTGGGTGAGCTTGCCGGCGGCGACCAGGCGCTCGAGCACGGTCTTGCGGAAGGCGTCAACGGTGGCGCCGCTGGCGATGGCGGCCTCGGCCTCGGCCTCCAGCTTCATGTCCCGGCCCATGGCCCGGATGTCCTGCGCGCGCTCGCGCTCGCGCTTGGCTGCGTCGTTCTCGATGACGCGGATGTCCGGCAGCTGGGTGGCGGCCGGGGCGGCGGTGGTGGTGTCGCTCATGGATGGCTCCTTTG